CTCATACTGCTTTATTTCGGCTTCAGTATATCCACGAAGCTGGCTGAACCTGCGCCAGTTGCCAGCGCGATATGCTCGTTTTTCAGCATCAGACCAAGTTTCGGGATCACTTTCTTTTTCACGGCCCTCAACTTCTTTAACAAGCCAATCAAACCAATTACCCAACTCATCATCGCTCATATTGGCAAAGTCTGGAGTTTTAACAAACCCAAGGTCTTCGGCCCGAAACCGAGAATGATTAACCTCGTGCAGCATTACGAAGTTGGCCCACTGCTTCGGCGTCTTGAAGATGTCAGGCAAAGCATTGACACCTTTCATCTTAGGATCGAGCCAAGCTTTGGACTCGAACATCGGGCCTTCGATGTAGTCCCGGTCAAAGTGGATAACGCCGTTGTAATAGAACGCAGGGATGTAGCGATCTCCACGCTGTTTGCCGACTGGGGTGCCATCCTCATTCTGCTCGATAACCTTTACCCGCTTGCCCTCGATCTCGGGGATGTAGATCGAGTCAGCCCAGTTGTCAGTGTTTGCCATGTAGAGGCCGTCAGAGTTCCGCTCCCAAGGCGCTCTGGCAATGACACGAGCAAACTCTTCGTCAATCCCATGCCGCGCCAGCCAAGTGCGTGATTGATCGTCCAGCTTTCCTTGGCTCAGTTTGATCGAATAGTCGATAATCGTATGCGCATCAACGATACCGGCCAACTGCTTTGCCAGCGTAGTTAGGGGGGCAAGGCCGTTCACAATATAGAAGGCATTACGGGCTGAGCTTAGCAGACCATTGGCCTGCATGTTGTTGCCTAAATCTTCAGTGATCCGCATGTGAGCGCTGTTCAGGAATATGTCGAGCGCAGACCCAGCATAACGCACTTCGTTGGTGGCAAGGTTAACTTGCTCCTTGTCGAGCATGGCTCGAACACCCTTGAACACGCTGTCCAGCTCGTGCTGCATTACAATCCGGCCAAAGTCAGGGATCGAAGCAAGACCAGCACCACCCATGTAGGCAAAGCCTGCTGCTTCTCTTAGGAAGAACGCAACCTTCTGGCTCAAGGCATCTGGATTGCGGATTACTGCACCAGCAATCTGCTCATAAAGACCAACGAAGTCTCGGCGCATTGCGTTGATCTCAGCCCGGCTGGACCCAGCCTCAATCATGTCCAACTCCATGTCGAACAGAGCGCCACGGAAGTCCTTACCAAACTCCTTCTGGAAGTGGTAACGAGGCTCAATTCGAGCGGCATACGTCTTCATTGCAGCCAAGGGATCAGTGACAATGAAGTCAGTCACCAATCCGTTGGGGATGTCCAGCTTGCGATGACGGAAGTGCTTGGACCGGCCATAGCCCACGCCAATGTTATCGATGTTGGTCGGATCGCTTTCACCAAGAATGCTATCAATGGTTTGCTCGGCTCGCTTTCTCAAATCCTTTGGATCGGTGGACAGCTTGACCCGAGTAAACTTGCCGCCCTGAACGTCATTTACAAACGGGTTCTTGCCATACCAATCAACAAGAATGTCAGAAAGCTGACGGCGATTAGCGCGAATTGCTGCGTGATCCCAGAAGCGAGGATAGAAAGACTCGGGGTTGGCAATGTCACTTGCAGCGGCCAAAGCTTCGCTATCAACCTTTACCTGCGCCTCAAGGTCATTGATTCGAGCGGAAATCAAGGAGGACGCAGCAGGCTTTTTCGTTGCTGCCAGCTTTGCTTTCAGGTCTTCGATCTCAGCGTTCATTGCTTCGACCCGCGCAGTCAGGCCCCTCTGACTGCGAATAAGACCGACATTCTCAAGAAGGCGACCCTTGGCCTCAAAGTATTCGTTGATGCGCTTTACCGCCGAAAGCTCTGAGTCAGTTAGGTTTCCATCTTTCTTCAGGCGCTTGGTGTTTACCTGATTGAGCCAGCTTTCAAACGTGTTGTTCTGACGAGTGATTGTTCTCGCAGTATTCGACAGGTTCATGTCAAGAATGGATGCTTGAGAAGCATTGGTCTCATTGGCCCAGAGCTTGATCAGGTCATCGTTGATTCGAGCCAACTCGCCAAGAGATACAGCCGTGCGCTGATACACAGAAGGCGGCGCAGCGCGCCCAACAGCGTTCAGAGCCAAGGCAACACCAGCGTCATTCGCCAGTCGCACGAAGCGCTCCTTAACCTGCGTAGGATACTTTGATTGCAGCGCCCGCTTCATTGGGGTGCTGATCATCTTGTAAAGAAAGCTATCAGTGAACTTGTTTGCCATGATGGCATACGGATCATCACCAAACTTGCGCAGCGTCTCAAGGTAACGATAGCCCAGCTCTTTGCGCAAAGGCTGAACCTCAGCCCTCACCTGATCTGCTCGATCCCTTAAATCTCGATCAACTTCAAAACGAGTAGCCTGCTGATCCAAGTCATTGGCCTGCGCTTCAAGCTGAGCAATCTGATTATTAATCTCAGCCTCATCCATCTCTCGGAAGGGGCGATTGTCCGGAATAGACTCAATCTCTTCGCGCGTCAGCGGTGCAAGCTTTTCAGTATCCCGAATTGTATTGAAGAACTGCTGGATTGATTCGTTGGTTCTTTCAAATGCCTGAGCGCGACGGATGCCCCCAATGTTTGCCGCCATGCCGATAGCGCCGCCAAAGATACCAGCCACAGCCACGTTGAGCGCACCCTCTTGGTAGGTGGCAAGAGGATCAAAGGGCTGACGCAAAAAGACTTCAGCGCCTGCCTCCACACTGGCAACAGATGCGCCACCTCGAAGAAAGGCAGAGCCAATGGTTTTCGCAGGAAGTCCAATTGGAACGGCAACAAGGTTGATCGGGTTGAAAAACTCTGCGGCAAATTGATAGAGCGGCGCAGACTCAGCAAGCAAAGCCCTGCGCTGATAACTATTGTCGATGGTCTTCTTCATTGCGGCAGTCATAGCCGCGCTCTGAGAAAGCGACAGGTAAGCCGCGTGATCCTCATAGCCCTTGATGTCATTCTGCCAGCGATAGTTGGGATCAACCTTACCGCCGTGAAGAAGATAGGTCTCAAGGGTTTCATAGGCTGGGCCAAACGTATAGCCAATCGTGGCCTCGATGGTTTCGCCAAAACCCGGACGCCGACCTACAGCCTCACCAGCAGAAACATCAGGGCGATACTCATTAAGATCGTTCATTGCCCAGCACCTGTTGAAAGCCCAATCATTTCAAACAGGCGAAGCCTGCCTTCAGCTTTATCAATGCTGTTGGAGTGAGACTCCTCAGCCTTGGACCTGACCACAGAAACAAACGAAGGATCATTGGTTGAGATAACGAAGGGAATCATCATGTCATTTACCTTCCGAAGCACCGGCTCACGCCCAAGCGGATTATCCGGGTTAAAGCGCATAACGCGATACTGAGTGTTTTCTCGGTTGGCAGGGCCAATTGGCTGAAGGAACAAAGTGTTCATGCCCTTCAGTTCAGCCCCACGCCCAGAAGTAATCATCTCCTCTCTGAACTTATCCGCCTCCACTTTGTTCATGGCAAAGACAGAGAGGCCAAGCGACTGACCTGACTCGGTTACACCCTGATCATTCACAAGCCCTTGAGCATAGGAAATGAAGTCCTTCTCATTGCCGGGGACAATTCGAGAAAGAGATGCTGGAGAGCGACGGCCCATTGCTGCGGAATAAACATAACCGTCACCATCCGGATAGGTCACGTCAATCTGACGCTCAAGACGATCTTGGATATCTTTCTGGCTGTAGTTCAGAGATGAAGACAAAGCTGCATAGCGAATTGCAGCAGCGCGAAAACCTTCATAAGCCGATGGAGGTGCATCTGACAGACCGTCAATACCTTGCAGAAAGGAGTCCACGCCATCATCGTAGAAAGTATCAATAGTCTCACGGTATCCCTTCTCTGCGTTATATCGACGAAGGGGAGCAAGGGCTTCCGCAATGGTTTCTGGATCGTCTCCATATACGCGCCCATACTCAGAGAGAGCATCGAGCGTGGCAACCTTTTCTGCGCCAAGGCTCTCAACGGCTGGCGACAACATCTCGTTGCCACTCATGGTTACTCGTGTTCTCAAATTGCGCCAGTGGCTCAGAAGAATTGGACTTGAGTTAACCATCAAGCTCCCGGAAGCAAACGAAGAAAAAGCCTGATGAAGCTCATCGGGCATCACGTTGATACGCTTAATCTCGCTTAGAATCTGGACAGAATCCTCCCCACCGCCAAGAAGGACTTGGCTCAAGGGTCGCCCTTGAAGAATGGAATCAAACCGAGTGCTAAGGTATTCCGATGCAAGCTCTCGATCACTGGCATTAGCCGGGTTTCCAAGACCAGCGCCAAGATTGAAAATGCGTTCAGACTTTACCCGCTGAGTCTCGGCCTCGCTAATTTGCTCAAGGCGAGCAGATGTGCGCGCATTCATATAGGTTCGAAGCTCAGAGAGTCTGCCTGAGCTGTCAGTGTAACCTCGGACCTTACCAAGGATTTGCTGCTGAACGGGCGTCAGGTCTCCAATATCGCCAGTCTGGATGTAAGCCATCGCGGCATCCATCTGCGCTTCAGTCGGGTTGGTTTGATAAAACGTAGACGCAGCACTTAGGGACGCGCGGTGATACGCTTCCTTCTTGTAAGAACTGGCGACAGCCTCATCGAGACCATTGACCCCATCCACATTTGCAATCGAGTTGGCAATAGCCTGATCGAGATCGCTGAAGGGGGTGATCGCAATGTTGTTGATTTGCGGAGCGATGTTTTCCTCGGCAAACGCAGCGGCATTGACCTTCAGCTCAAGTTCTGCCGCGCGCGCAGGCCCCTCCTTGTAAGAGCGAACCTCCGAAGAAAATTGATCGAGGATGTCAGGGGTAGTTGAATTAGCCAGCTTCAGAACAGCAGCAACAGATTCCTGAGAAGACTGCGGAGCAAGACTGGGGTTCCCGTTGAAGACAGCAGCCTCAACCTGATTTGCCTGTTCCGGTGTCAGCCCGCGCAACGCACGGACAACAAGACCTTCGACAGTTGCGCCAAGAATATCATCGCGGGCCTCAAGGATTGCCTTCGACTCATCCTCATTGCCAGCCAGCAAAGCTTGTTGCGATTGAAGGGTAAGGCCCTGATACTCACTCGCTGCGTTAAGACTAATTCCCACAGTGGGAACATCTTGATTGGCAGCGACAGTGCGAGACGCAGATGCGTTCAGCGGCGAAGACTGGTTGATGTCAAAGACGCGCGCAGCCTGAGCCGCTTTGGCTTCCGCTGCCGCTTCTTCTTCATAGACAGAAACAAGCTGAACCCGATCCGCCAAAACGCCATCAGAGAACTTCTCGATCTTGGAAAAGCTGGAGGGGGTTTCAGCAATAAGAGACAGCGTCTCACGCAGAAATCCATACTGTTCTGGAATGGCGCTCAAGTCCTGTGTGCCAATGGCATACTGGATTTTCTTAAGCTCGCCTGAGTCGGTGACATTCTGAGATATGTAGCGGATTGCACCACGCGCCACAGCAAAGCGCTGATCCATGCTCATTGCCGCAACTTCAGGAGACGACAGAAGACCAGCCTCAGCGCCATCAGCAATCGCAGCATTGGCTGACTCAGCAACAAACTCAGCCTCACTCAGCTCTTCGCCGCCAAAAGAACTAGGCCCATTGATTGCAACGAATGCTTCAATGGCATCATTGGCCTGAGACGCAGCCTGAATGCTGGCCCGTCGCGCAGCAGCGCGCTCACGTCGAATTTGGGAAATGGCAAGACTGGCCCGCGTAGCGTTTAGATAGCTGGTGCCAACGTCCTTGATATAGCCAGAGAACTCACCCGTGGCATTGTTAGCCATCGAAGCAATGTAATCAGACATCGCAGTCTCATAGAGACCAACCGCATTGGGGCTTTGCTCAAACTGAACAGCCAATTCATTGGCCTTCAACTTGATCTCTTCTTCGATTGATTGCTGAAACCGAGAGCGGATTACGCGCTGGTAAGCGTCGGAAGCAATACCGCCAAAACCGGGAGGTGGAGAAAAGGCTTCAGGCTGACCCGTCTTGGGATCAATCGAAATAATCGCAGCACGATCCTGAGATGCAGCAGCCTCAAGGCCAGCCTCCTCTGCCTGCTTGGCCCCGGCTTTGAAGAGCATCCCGGCAATGTCATTGGCCGCAGACGAGATAGCCTGACCAACAATCTGTCCACCTTGCGATACGCGGGCAACACCGATAGGGCCAATCTTGAACTGCTGGGTTTCGCGAATAACCGCCATTGATTACCCTCCCGTGGGTCGCGCTCTTGGGCGCAAGCTTGTTGTAGGAGCAAAACTACTAAGTGAAGAGGTGGAGCCACCAGACCCACCAGACCCAATCCTGATTTGATTGTAGTCATAGAGGCCACCGGCAATTGTAGTAAATGCCCCAATTGCGCCAGAGACTGCACGAGCCTTGCCCTCTCTGCGGGTCGCTGCTGCTTCAGCCCGCAGCCTTGCCGACTCCTGCTCTGACATAAACTCCGACCGGGCAACGTCAGTAAAGGCAATCTCTCGTTGCTTGTCTAAGAACGCCTTTACCGAGCGATCCATCCCCCCGATATCGCGCCCAGCGGCAGCAAAGCTGGCAATGTTTGCCGATAGATTGGCGCGATACTCCTCCATCTGCTGATTGCTTCTAGCGCGGGCCTCAGCCTCACCAAGAATGCGCTGCGTCTCAATGTTGTAAGCAGCAAGTTCAGCAGACTTCTTTGCTCCGATCCCGCCAAGAAGAGACCCGCCAGCGCTAATCAGACTGGATGCAAGAAACAGTTGGGGGATCATAGGATCAGCTCCGCAATCAAGCCGTTCACCTGAAGTGACAGCGGTTCATTTTGAGTGATAGTAATCTGGGGATCGCGGTTGTAGCCCAGAATTCTGAACTCCTTCTTCCCATTAAACGCGGACTCAGTCACCAAAGCACTGGTGTTGACTCGCAAAGAACGGGTGTCGCGGATATCGAGGATTGCAGAAGAGATGCCGCGCGGATGCCCGGTCACAGGGCCATTGCTTACCGAAGCATCAATCGGATTAGTCACCACCTGCACATCAAAGCTGTAGCCAATATACGCCTCAGTGTAGGTCGGGTTATAGGCGCTCAGATCAATAGCGCCAGCCGTGACAGTGTGCGTCCCAAGGTAGTCCTGTCGGTCGCCCTCAATGGCAATGACATGCACCACCGTGCCATTGTCAAAGTCAGCAGAGACCGTCGCCACATTTGATGTCAGGGTGTAGAGCTTGGCATTATCAAGCTGGTAATCGGAATCAAACTCAACAAGCCGAAGGTCGGTATCGTCAAACCAGACTGTGGCGAACAGCCGATCATCGATTGGAACCACCGAATCAAAGCTGCCCTGAGTGGTAAACCGCATCCACCCGGCCCGACGCTCTGCTCGATTTGAACTAAAGACTGCACACTCCCCATTTGTCTTGGGGAAAACAGCATAGCTTTCAGACAGACCGACGAAGCCATTGACCACCGCAATGTCCTTTAGGTTCCCAAGCAGATGAGATGCAATCGTAGAGACAGCCGTCGAGGTGTAGGCATCTTCATCGTCAGTGTAGAGATACTCACGCGCCACGTTTCCACCAGTCTGGATAAAGATCGTTGCGCCATCAATCGACACTGGCTCAATAAACTCGCAGCCGTAAGGGGTCTGCTTTCTGATCTGAGCATTGGCTGGTGTAATCGACTGGTTTAGAAAGGTTGGCACATACAGCTCAGCAGATGCAGTAAAAACCTGAAGGTCACGGTTTGACACCAAATACCTGATCTCGTTTACATCACCAGTCGCAGCAACAAGATTGATTGAGTCATCGTCAGCGGCATCGCCCACATCAAAGTTGAAGAACCGACCAATGCGGCTCATCCACAGGCTGTCCGGTTCGGCAATCGTGCCGCCAAAGCACAGACGGTTTTCGTGGAACTCTATCGCAGCAGGGTATCCTCGCACCGCTGAGAAGGATTGCTCAGTCCACTGATGCGTCGGAGCGTGGGTAACAATCTTTACAAAGCCGCCGCCGTCTTCACTGGTGTTTGCTGTAGCGCCAGCAGTAAAGGTGTAAGTGTTGTTATCGATGATTGAAGCAATGGTGCGAACACCATTGATATTGGCCTCGTTGATTCCGCCGACCGCAGTTGCATCTACCACGGTAATCGATTCACCGCCCTGAAAGCCGTGATTGATCTGAGTAACCTCAATTATATTACTGTTATCATTTGTGCGCAAAGGATTGGCAACAGACAGCGCAATCTGCAACGTCCCGATGATATCGCCCGTGGCCTGAGTAGCTGACTGCACACTTGTAATTTCGATTTCAGTCTGATCGTAGCGAAGAAACACGCCAACATGGAGCGAGTCAGGATAGTTACCAGACCCATCAATCGATCCAGTAGTGTCAAAGTAATCTTCCGACACAGTCAGTGTTACACCAGTCCCCGTCGAGGCAGATGGGTCCAGCGTCACATTCGTTGCGTGGAACACCGAGTAAGGCTGATAGATTTGGTTGCCATCTGCCCGCTGGTCAAAAGCAAACGGGGTAATCTCAAAGCTGGTCAAGCTAGTTCGAGTAATCATTCTCGGCATGAACAATGGATGCGCAACAAACAGAACATCACCATACTGAGCGTGGGTATATTCGTAGATATAGTTGTGATCGAAGGGCAGGGGATTTCCGTTAGTGTCCTGCGTTAGCGTAGAGACCAAGTCGATTGTGCCGTTGACCACCCGGAAGCAGCGCACCTTTTGATGCTCAATAGCAATAATGTATCGCTCATCATCCGAGAAAACAAACGGCACCAGATCGCATTGAAGCGTCTTCGTGGTGTCCCGAGTAATCCCAAAGTCGTAGATATTCCGAAGGCCGGGGCGCTTTTTCACCCCGCCCTCAGCGCGCACCAGCACGTTCTCAAGCCTCTGTGCGGAGGCCTGATAAATCGGGGAGTCTACCCGATGAATGACTGAATCGCTGATCTCGCCATACTGGAAGCTGTTGATCGGAACCCTGACTTTCTGCATCAGCTTCGCCTTTGAGCAATAAACCTCGACGTGTTCAGCTTCCGCGTGGTCTGCTGTTGGGAATGCAGCCTGCGGGCTTGGGCCATCTGGAACGCGGCCTTCTGCTCCATCAGTTGAGAAAGCTGATTGTCGCGGGCAATCGAAGTCGCCAGCACACCAGCCATCATATACTCAACGGCAACGACAAAGTAAGGAGGCCAGTCCCCTTCATCCGCACGATAGATGTAGTCAGCTATCAAGACATCAGTTGCCGCAGCGTCGGTGTAAACCTTGTCGCCGTAGAGGTCATACTTGATTGGGTGATCATTGACCGTCACAGCATTCAGCATCAGCATATCGCCGGGAAGCTGATAGGCCGCATCGAAGCGGCCAGTGGGCGCGGCGCTTATCCGATTGAGAACCATTTGGTTCGTAGCGAACCGCCAACGAGAGTTGGTAAGAGCAGCGCGCGCAATGTCCTCATACATTGCATCACACACAATCGATTCAGAAGTCCCATCAGTGAATGAAGAAATAGGCTCCCCGCCAATCAGCAGAGAAGCCCGCGAACAAATCTTGATCGGTGTGTTTGCAATGCTCATGGAAAGTGTGGGGGCCGAAGCCCCCACCCCCTGTCTTAGTCGCCGTCAGTTTCCGCGATGGCAGTGCCATCCGAAACATCAACGACGCCACCCGAGTTCGACAGAACGCTGACGAAGTTGGTCGTCGGCGTGTTCGTGTCAGCAACGATGATCACATCGCGCACCGACAGCATGTTCGAAGCCGAGTTGAAGTAACCGGCAGTGTTGACCGTCGCGATAGGATCGGTGGTCGTGTAGAACCACAGATCGCCATTCGACGCGCCACCAATGCGGGTCAGTCCTGCTGCACTATAAGCCATGTCAGCGACTCCTCTTAGTTGTTGTCGAGGACTTCGTAGACACCATTGTCATCAATGACAGTGGCACCCATCGACATCATCGAGGTTGCGAGGTGCGAGACCTTCTCGGCGACGTAGTTGATTTCAGTCTGAACGTCAGCGTTCATACCGAGACCAACCGCCGTAGTGTGGTAGGCAAAGTTCTTGCCGCCAGCCACAGCCGAAGTCGAGAAAATCTTGAAGCCAAGGAATTCCTTCATGGTCATGCCGCCTGCGAAGGGCAGGTTCTGCGGGCCAACATAGTCCGACGAAGCAAACTCATTGATGGCAAACAGGTCGGCAAAACCAGAAGGCGACATGGCAAGGTAGCGCTGTCCGTCTTCCGGGATGTCCGCTTCACCGAAGGTCTGGAACAGGGTCAGAAGGTCTGCCTTTTCCAGTGCCGAGCTGGTGTCATGGATTTGGGTGGCGTTGGCACCCGCGTCCATTGCGGTGGTGATCAACTCATCGGTCTTGCGACCCAGAGCAGCGGCAGCAGATTGAGCCACAGCCTGACGCTCGTTGATGTTGATCTTCATCTCGTCGAGCTTGTCGATGTATTCCGGTGCATACCAATCTTGCATCGTAACTTCGACGTAGGTGTGTGCCAGCTCCATTGGAGTGACGTTGCCATTGCGCGACTTGGTGGTGGCAGAGCCAGAGCCAATCTTTTGGAATCGAGCAGTCGAACCCGTCACATTGGTCGTGCGAATGGTGTTCCGGAACTTGGAACCCATGCGCTGATACGCCATGTGAACTTCGGTTTCGAACTGCTTGATAAAGGCTTGATCGATAGTGTTAGCCATTTTGCAGTCCTCATTGGAAGTTTCTCTCGACGGGTGTCCGATCTCTCACTTCCACGAGGGTGTCCTTGCGGGCCTCTCAGTGAATCACGGGCCGTGATGGGAAATTCAGAACACGAGGCGTTTCGTAATGGCAACGCACAAAACGCACAAACTCATGCCCGCTATCTGAATCAAGCTGCGCCACTGGCTCAAAGCCAAGGTGCGCCAGCCACTGAGCAATCATTCCATTGCGCGCCCAGATATCGCAAACCAACTCCGGCTCAAAGCCGTGATAGTAGCTGATCAAGGCAGGAGATGCTTTGACAAAGCGATACCAGTTACGGCGGAGGCCATTGCCAAATAGCGCCCACATAAAGCCCTTATCCAACCCAGTCACTGCAAGCGGATGACCATTGCGAATTACTGCGTAAACCATCTTATGCTCAAGGGCCATGAACAGGGCGTCGAGAGGCTCAATCCCATAAGCAACCCGAAGCTCTCTTTTTGACTCCAAACTCATGTCACTGAAGAAGGGCATTACATGGTCGCGCTCAAACGGAACCAGTTGAAGCCCACACTTTTCAAGGATTGGCTTAGCCATAGAGTTTGCGGAATCCATCTTCGACCTGCTTGATGAAATGCGGATCGCGCTTCACCGGGTTATGATATCGCTCGTCCAGCATCATCTCACGAAGCTTCTGTTCATTTACCGCTTCTGCCCGCTGAGCCTCGCCGGAGAATGAACCGTCCTTCATTGCCGACATGATATGCTCAAGAGCAATGATGCCCTCGTGGCTTTCGCACATCCGCTCGATGGCGGGTAGAGCAGACTCGGGAAAGAACTTCACAGCAAAGGCCGACGCCGCTTCGATGCGCGTATTGGCATTGTCACCCAGCTTCTTTGTCTCAGCCTCAAGATCAGGCTCAGAACTCATGACAGCCTGAGCATACATCTCAATGCCCTGCTCAAATTCCTCCTGAGAATATCCATTCTCATAGGCATGTTCAGACCACCACTTCAGAAGACCGCTGTCTACAGAAGCCTCCTCGTCAATGATGTCAGGAAGCTTGTAATCGCCAGCAGATTCAGGCCGATCCTTGTAGGCTTCAGCCTGAAGCTCTTCCAAGATTTTGTTGCGATAATCCTCTTCTTTGGCACCCATCTTCGACTCAAGGGATTTGTATGCCTCGGCCAAGTCATCGACGGACTTATACTTTCCAAGAAGAAGCTCTTGGGTTTCCGCTGCGGGTGCTTCCTGAGTTTCGGCTGGCGGGGCGGCTTCAGCTTCGGTGGCTTCACCGCTAATCAGGCTCTCGGTCATTTCTGCTTTTTCCTGTGCGCGTGGGCAATACGTTGCTCAAGAAGGCCAACGATATACCGCTGCCCCTCCATATGTCTTAGCTCTTCTGTGCTGACGTTAGGTCCGTTAACCATCTCAATGGTAATCGACCGCAGATAGGAAAGAACTGCCGCTCCAGCAGGGGCAGAGAAAACCTCTGCAACATTCATACTGATCTGCAAGTCTGACTCAGCCGGTCGCTGAATCCCGTCAATTCCAATGTTAACCCGCTGGGGCAACCATCTGTCCTTGCTGTTGCTGCGCAAGTTGCTGCGCTATTGCAGCTATTTCTTTACGCTGTTCCTCATCGCGAATCAAGCTTTCAGGAACCCCGAACTTCTTGGCAAGGTGAACGGCAGTCTGCTCACTGTCGATCAAAATCTGAAGCATCTCAGGGCCAAAGGCTCCACCAACCAGCTCAAGAAAACGTGCAATCGAAGAGATGTCCTGATTGGCTTGAGCCTGAGCAAGCGGAGAAACAGAACGAATCTTGACCTCACGGCCATTGATCGTTGGCAGCTCAATGCGCCCCTGCTTCTTCAGAATGTAAACCACACGCTGAAGCACAGGCTGCACAAGCTCGGCCTGAAGGCGACCAAAAGCAGACCCAATGCGACGAGATAGGTCAGCCATACGCTCAGCAATCTCAGTCGCAGTAGCGGGCGTCTTGTTGGGATCGCCCAGCATTTCATTGTAGAGTGCGCGCTTGATGTTCAGGCGCATGTCATTCAGCACCAATTGGGCCACATCGAAGCGACCGGCAGCATTGATTGGCTGAAGACCAGAACTGCCCATCGCCTTTGGAATAATCGTCCCCGGCACCAATTGAATGGTATCAGGGTTGATCACACCATCGTCTTCCATTTGGTAAATGCCGGAGATCGACATCTGCGCGTTCTCAAGAATAAGTTCGACCGTGAGGTTGGTTGTCTTGATTGCAGCCAGCGCATTGATCAAAGGGCCGCGACCATAAATCTCACCGGCGCACTTGGCCCAGCGAAAACAAATGAACGGGTTGGCCCCAACACCGGACATCTCCTTCGAGTGAAGGAGCGTATGTGTTCTCATGCAAATTGCATAGTGATAGTAGGCTTCTTCGTTAGGCCGTTCGTAGTTGCGGCAGACCACCTCAAGCACGTCCGTCTTGTTGTCGCCGTTGCGCAGATTCATTACCTCGGGCGAAAAGTTTCCGCGCGGATACATCAGTTCAAGCTGGTCGATCTGAACATTGGCTCGTTTGCGAAACACATGATCGATGCGGTCATCCGGGCCAGTATCCAACACCACATGCGGCAGCGGAATCGCAGTGAAGTTTACCGGGTTGATTGAGTCACCCTCTTCTACGCAAAGAACGCCGGTTCCCACTGCAAGGTCGATGAAGGACTCATGCACTTCTTGACTGAAGTTGGAGTTCTGAATGACTTCGAACACATAGTCCGTAACCTCATCCAGCTCATTGTCTACATTATCACGCTGCTCAGGCGGAACCTCGCTGCCAGCAATGAAGTCAGCCCAACGCGCAAAGTTGGGAACAATGCCAGACTGCAAGCGACTGGCAAACTCCTGAACACCAACCACCGCCGTCTCATCGAATATCTTGTCGTCGCGGCGCTGCCCCGGCTCCTCATAGTAAAACGACTCCCGCTGAGGAATGGCATACTCATAGCATTCTTCAAACAGCGGAACCCAGTTTTCCCGAAGCGCTTTGGCCCGGTTATACTTCTTGAGATACTTCTCGGCGATGGGGTCATTCATCAGTTAAACCTGCCAATAAACCCGGCACTACCGCTCGGTCCGGAAAAAAGAGAGCGACGACCAGTGCCGCCGCTACCGCGCCGAGAAGTGGCTCGGGCCTCAACCGCCTCGGAAATATCTTCCCGCTTTTGGCGTGACCGCTCTTCGATCTCACGACGCTTCTGTTCTTGAGCTGCTTGCTGCTGTAGCGCTGCGGCCTGTTTTTCCGCACGACTTGGTCCAAAGCACATGGCATGTCTCCTTTTTTTCGCCCTACGCCATAACAGGGTTGGCGCTCAATGCACAAAAAGCGGAAGCGTTACATCCGCGCCCAAAGTCCCTGCCGCCTAGCCTTGGGTTTGCCCTTGGCAAAAACATCAAAGTTTCTTTTGGCAACAACAGGCTGAGCAGGTTTCTGGTTGTTGATCAAGGCACGTCCCTCGCCAGCGCCAAGAAGAAGATACTGCAAGGCGTCATGGACGTGGCTAAACATTCCTTTGTCCGGCTTGTCCGCATACCGCTCCCCGCTGACCTCAAGCCGCTTGTAGGCATAAGCACCCTCAAAGCCCTTGATCAGCGTAGAGCAGCGCCGGTCTACAAGAAACCCAGCCTTGCCCTCAACCATCTTCATAAGCTGAGAAGAGACAGCCTCAAGGCGTAGGTCCACCGAGTTGGTATGCGTTGGGAAAGCCCGAAGGCCAGCGCCGCGCAAAATCTGGAACGGAGTAGATTCATCCGTCTGCGCCCTGAAATCACCAGCCGGATCGCCGTAGATATACACCTCAGAGCAGGCAGAAAAGCGAGACGCCAGTTCATTGCGCAGCACCTCGGCAAACCTGACAACCCCCATGTCAATTGCCACAATCTCGGATTGGATCAGCCATCGGCTGCGCACCTTCTGCCCAATGGCGGCAGCAGGCGTCAAACCAAAGTCCACCCCAACATAAACCGGAACCCCAGCGGCAACAGGCAGCTCTTCCTTGGCAATGTGAACGTCAGGCGCAAACATGGGATACACCGGCTTTCCATCCTGAATCATGCCCAAGCGATTCATTACATAGACATCAATCCAGCTCTTGGTCTTACCTTGAATCAAGTTTGGATAGTAAGACTCCAGCATGTTCTTCTGATTCTCAGCCGCCGGGTTTGGCTTGTATTCCTCAATCTCACCCTCTTCACTCTTCTCCTCGATCATCCCGGAGGGCTGAGTGTAGAACCGCCAGTTGGTTGGCGTGACCAGCATCTTGGCTTGCTCTCGCGGGATATGATCCGGAATCGGAACCTCGCCCGCCATGATTGGCCACCAGTGATCCTCCTCGGGCGCGTTGGTATCGGCAATAACTCCGGTCCAAGTCGGGCCTCCCTCTCTCATAGAAGGATAGCGACCCACGCGCATGGTGCAGGCGTCCACAATAGACTTGGGAATCTCTCTGGCCTCGTTGATCCAGATGCCGGTCAGTTCCAATGACAGCAGCTTCTTAACGTCTTCAGGCCGGTCCAGCGCAAGGAAGATAACCTCAAGGTCCAAGTCCCCCTTCTTGATGTGGTGGGTGTAAGGCACTGACCAATGGAACTTGCCCCAGTCATTCTCAGGAAACCAATCCAACCAAGTCTTGATCGTGGTGGTTCTAAGCTGCGGGTTGGTGTTCCGAATGATTGCCCACCGGCTCTTCCGCTTCCCGTCCTCACCCTTCTCCTGCATCAAGGCGCGACGAAAGACCTCGACGCAGCAAGCCACCGACTTGCCGCTACCAACCGGACCCCTGATGCCACGAAAAAAAATATCGTCCTTCATGAACGCCTTCAGGACTTCACCATCCGGCTTATACTTGAAGTCGATCATCTAAGCCCCTTGTCCACTCCGAAGCGGATCATCCGCTCAGCAATCTCCGGACCCAAGCTGTCAATCAGCTTGTCGCACTCATAATCCGTTACAAAGCTCTTTCCATGCTTGGCCTCGACATGCGCAAAGTGAACCTTCCTCACTATGCCCCGAAGAAGCTCCCGATCCTGCTGAGTAAGCGGAAAGCTCATAGCCTCCCACCCGAAGGCAACTTGTTCGAGTTCTTTAGAAGCGACTCCTCACGCTTTGCAATCTTGCGACGGAGGGCCTTCACTCGATCTGACTGAGGCTTAGAAGAGGTAACGCCAGTGGTGTAATCCCTCAGCAGGGTCTTTATCTTCTGAAGCGTTCCCCTGCTCGTTGTCTCCCTGACCTGCTTCTCCAGCAGCGACAAACGCTGAAGAGATCGATCCCTCGGCGTGACATTACCCCTTGGCATTCTTTCGCCCCCTCGCTGCCAGCTCCTGAAACCTCTTGGCCCCATACTTCTTGCGACCAATGCTGGCCGCCAAAGCCTTCGGGTCTTTCGCCCCCTTGGCTGCAAGCTCTTTTGTCAAACGACGAAAGCGGCCACCGCCGCCAACCTTCATGTTCTTCATGTTCGATACTTCCTTACCTTTCGGGCAATGGCTTTAGGCTGAGAAACAAACTGTTTGCCCTGCCGTGTTCCCTCACGCTTGGCTTTGGTCGTCGCAGCATACTCAGAAGAAGACAGCGACTTGATCGCCGCCTCGGGCAAATACCGCTCACCAGTGTCCTGAGAGCGCTTCCCACTCTTGGTGCGCCACTTCTGCTTGGTCCAACTTACCAAAGAACGCTGAGGTGCCTTCAACTCGTATACCCCCCGCCCCTAGCCTTATACTGCTTAGCCAGCATCTGCGCCTTCCGCGCCGACCACTGACCCGGCTTGCCGCCCTTGCCACCAGACTTGATCCGCTGGAACAAACTCTTCCGCATCCCCGGCTTCGTATAGTTCCCAGCCTCATTGACCCGAGACATTCAACATCCCCATGTTCAACAAAGAAGGACGACGCTTTGCTACAGGGCGATCCAAGTAACGAGGATCACGCCGCTCCTCAGCAGTCGCCAATCGAGTCGAAGCCAAGTCAGGCTCCTCCATCTTTACCGGAGCAGGCGCTCCACGACCAAAGCACATAGCTCAACCCTTCGCTTTATTCCGCCTACTGATCGCCCGAGCCTTCGCTCTGGCATCAGCCTTGCTGCTGGCACCCCAAGCCTTCAAGCTAAGAAGAAGACGCGTCGGCCTCCCCTTCTCATCACGCTCAGGACCAGCCATGTTCCCCATCCGAGCCAAGAAACTCGCCCGCCTCGGATTGTCACCAGACTCAACCGGAGCCTTCAAGTTCATACCCTGACGACGCGCAGAAGCACGACCAACAGCATTCAATCCACCAGAAGGATTCTTCCCAGCCTTCCGCTGCCATGCAGGTGTCTTAGACATCTTTCTTCACACGCCTCTTACGCTTCGGAGAAGCTCGCTTCTTCACAGCCTCCTCCAACTTCCCCTTCGCTACATCAGTCGCCTTCGCCCCACCACGCACAACACGCTCCGGGGCAACACGACCAAACCTAGAACCTACCATAACTCCTACACGCATGATCGAACCTTTCTGGCTAAAAATGTCAGGGTGGGACTATTACCACTGTAACTACCGGCAACTTTCCCCCCTACCCCCTACATCACACTCACCAAGAGTGAATCACCCTAGATCTATGGACACTCGTATATCACCAGCTATCTGCACCTGTGATCTATCCACCGGCTTGAACCCGGCACGGTCTAGAATATCCTTGGCCGCTTCGAGCTGAACATACTCTGATTTCGCGCCCCGGGCGAGCTTCATGACTTGAGCTGCAGCAGCAGTAGCGTTCATCCCAATCGTCTCGCTAATCCTCTGCATCATATACTGCTGCACATGGGGCAACCTTAGCGTTCGGTGTGCTGAGACGTATCCGCTCTTTCCCTCTGCGTATCCTGCTTTGACTGCGGCTTCGCTTGTCTTGAGGCCTTCTGCTACCATGACATCAACTAGAGCCATCTGTCTCTTGGTCAGCTTCTGTTGTGCTACTTGGCCCATTTGTGTCTCCTTGTTGCCCCCCTCTCCCTCTCTCCCCCCGTTGATAGCATTGCTTGCAACCCTTGTGTCAACGCACAAACTCGGTGCATTGGCTTCCATGCTATAAGTTTCTGCATACTATAGGCTCTCTCTTGCCGAGCGCGTTGCTCGTGGCGGCGTTCTGTCATGCTCTTCGGCTCGCCTTTGGGTCTCTGCGGCCACCTCGCATGGATGCTGGCGTGGCATCAGTCCCCAAACAGTTCGCAAGGAGAATCCTCGCTTCCCTTGTTGGCCGGGTGTTTGTTGAGATGTTGTTCTCTGTTCTTCCTGCGCCTGTATGGGGATTCACCTTGCGAACTGCAGGCCTCTCTCCGTTCGGTTTGGGGCTGTGCCACTGGCATCTCATCGCGAGGGTGGTCCTCGCGACACACAAAGGAGAACCTAGAGATGACCAAGAAGAACACCGCCTCGATCAACACGCTCGTCAAGCTCAAGCTGGAAGTTATCAAATTCCACGGAGCCAATGAATACACCGAGTCGAGCATTGCACGGGATGCCTGCTACACCAGCTTCAACAGTCTTCAGTTCAAGAAGACGGGCAACGGCCAAATGGCTGACGT